GGAAGGTAGTGCCGTGCTTCTGGACTGACGCTGCCGAAGAAGCTGGTCATTCTCACCAGATGAGCCAACCGTCGCCGCCAGTGGATTTGTTGCTGTTTTCCATCCTCGCGTTGGGGTGGCTATCTGGTTAATGGTGTTTGCCAGCGCCACTACCGATCCAGGTGTTCTACAGGTGGCAGTAGCGGTCACGGAACCAGAAGCTGGAATGTTGATATTGGCGGGTAAATCCCAAAGCACGCTGTTAGCATCACGCACGGATCCCGCGCTAATCAGCGTTCCTACATCACCAGAAATAACAACGTCAGCCGTGGAGTTGGTTGCTGTTTTACGAGCGATACCATTAATTTTTACATTGCTACCCAGTGCACGTCCTTTCGCCGTCGCGGGAGAAAACGAGTTGTAGACAGCAATCGATGCGTTGTTCGAATCGTGTATGCCCAGCGCATACAGTGCCACCATCTGCCCATCCTTACTGTCGGGGTCAAGATAGGCATCATCGCCATAAATCTGATGGAAGTAGCCGGTTAATTTATCGATGATTGTCTGGTAATCAGGCGCACTGATCCCTTCCGGGGAAATGACAGGTGCCAGTCCCAGAGTATCTAAATTGAGAGCCATTATGCCTCGCTTGTAACTTCAGCTTGTCCGTAGAGGGTGTCGATGGTTGCAGTGAAGGTGACGCGACGCGTGGAGCCGTTATTGTTCGTATCAAAAGACAGAATGGACAGAACACCGGGTGTAGTCTGGATGCGCTCACGGACGGCCAGAATGTAAACATCTGAACGCTGCTTGCCGAGCACAGACTGAACGTAAGGCGTCCCCTCGGTTTTATCGAGGAACCATTGCCCTCGCCAGAGCTCGAAGCGGGTCTTCACCGCCTGAGCAACACACTCAGGAGAGTTCGACAGGAAAGTCCCATCACCCTGCCCGAAGGTATAATCACCCGCTGAATCTTCTCGCCGGTATCTCATCAGTTTGGCGCTCCAGTATTGCCACTGCCTGTTTGCACTCCGCTGTGCGTATGTGTTTCGAGGCTCTTACCGCCAGCAGTGACATCGTTCGTTACCACTACAGGGCCAAGCATCGTAGCGGTACCGCCTCCCGGCCCCATTCCCTGACTTAGCGAGCCGTTAATGGTCACAGCGCCGTTGAGCACAATGGTCGGCGATGTAATTTCTGTACCTCCCTGAGCGTTGGCAGTCAGTTTCCCGGGAGTCTGTACCGTGATGTTATGTCCTGCTGCCACTTCGACGTACGCAGCGCCATCATCCGTACGCAGTTGAGCACCAACCATGCTGATACCACTAATTTTCTTCGCCTGTGACTGCGGGCCAACGATAGCGAACGCATCGCTTAGGTCATGCTGGCGTGAATCAACCGGCTCCTGCACGCCGCCACTCTGCCACCAGAAATCAATGCAGCGGTCAGAAAAGATAAGCAGACACTCGTCGCCAGCCTTAACCGGGAAAGTCAGCGTGCAGCCACCACCGCGCGGGAATACGACAGGGACGTCCACCAACAGTGGGTATTCAGTGGTCGTTGTCGTGCCATCGTTGTTGTTCTGCACACAGCGGAGTCCAGGCTGAACGACAGCAGTTACTGTGTCAGGGTCAAAAGACTGAATGATACCTGGCATCGCAACCTTGATTTGGTCTTTGGTAATGTCACGCTCAGTGGATAACGTTGCAGAAAGGTCTCCGCTTCGTGTCTGGGTTGAAACCGCCATATAAACTCCATAAAAAAACCCTCCGAAGAGGGTTTGAGTTATTTAATTTCGATGCTGGGTATAAGTCCAGTTTTAATCGCATTATATAGAGCGATAAGTAATTCTGAAGGCTGATATCCAGCAGGGATTTGTTCTTCAACTTTTGCCATAGCAGCCAGCGAAAGTTTCATTTTTTTATCATCCCTTTCCTTGATGATTTCATTACATAATGAAACGCACTCTGGACAAATGTTAATGCTATCTGGTCCTGAGATAATATTATCTTTACCATAATCACCTTTGCAGAATGAGCATATATCTTCTGGTTTCGGCTTGAATTTTTCGACTTTCCATTCAGAAAAATTATTCCAGCTATAGATCGCCATTAGGCCACCTCTGTTCGGTTGATTAAATGGCGCAAAGCATCTACTCCGTTTGCATTGTAGCGAAACGCCTCTACCTGTTTGTCAGAGTGCTTCGACTTATCAAGGAAGAATTTACCGTACTGGTCAGTCTTGAGATTGTGCTTATTGGCAAGACGACCGATCATGTTAGCCGTGCTGTTAAGCTGTTTCGCGACCTCGCCTGCCTGGTAGTAATGCTCTTCAATCTGCGGCAATGGGACAACTTCTTGACCGAGCAATGGATTAACCAGAGTAGCTACAATCACTTGGTTAGCGGCATCACCAAGCCGTGGAAACATTGACATGAGTTCACGAGCTGAAGCGATATTCTTCTCCAGTGCCTGAGCGTTCAATTGTGCAGCTTTAGCTAGGCGATATTCTGGCAGACCTGAGTTGCTTTGCTTCGGCAGCTGGATAACTTGCATATCTTCCAACTTATCTACCAGGGAGCGACGCACGGCTTTGGACTCACGGGCTGCCACGCGAAGAGCTTGCTTGATGGTCATATTAATGACCTCAATAGGTCTACCGCCGTTCGTGCCAGATGGTTTTACACTTTTAGTGTAAAACTCCCCATCGAGTTCATCGACAATCTTCTCAACGAACTTATTATTGCGCACCTCTGGCTCTCCGCATTGCTTACGAGCAGCATTGACCATTTCCAGTAGGGATTGTGAGTCAATGGTTTTGTCAGTGACAGATCCGGTGTTATTTGCTAAATTCAATGAAGTCATTCGACATTCCTTATATGAACATTAGGGTTTGTGACATAGCCGCCAGCTCCACACTGGCGGTTTTTCTTTTTGCGCCATCCCATGCGCCCATCAAAATACTCGTTTCAACTTTTCTCTATCCATTGGCACTTGAGTAAATGTATTCGGTCGATATCCCAAATCATTAGCCACCCCATAGGCGATATCGCGCATCGTTTCACCTTTGCCAAACATCTCGGCAATGCCACCCATAAGATCGTCATAGATGATTACGCGAACGCGGTAGCGGCATTCTTTGTCCTTCAGTGAAATGCTTGCCGCTTTGGTATCTTTGTATTCGCCAGTCTTACGGATGGATGGCAACACCTCAGAAGTGACCCACTTGCGAACACGGTACGGAATCGTTCCTGGTTTAACTGCATCGCGGCAGCGAAGTACCAGTGTCCACATGCCAGATTCAGAAATAATCGCCATTTGCTGCGCCCCGCCAAGGGTCTGTATTGAATGCAGACCCTTTTCATCATCATCCAATTTACGGATAGATGTCGTATCCAGATTTAAAACTTCGCACAGATCAGCGGCTAAAAACCATGGTTCACCATCTTTCGTTACAACACGCACTTCACGATCATCGAATTTGAATGAGGTGAAATTGTTTTTAACTTTCGCTATACTTTTCATGTCGATATTTCCTTCGCTGGATTTGTTCGATAAGAGGCCCTGACTATCGCAAGTAGTTGGGGCTTCACTCATTCTGGACACTTAACACCCTGCCGCTCTACATATTCCCTCATAGCCCTAACCACTTCTTTGCTGAATGACCGATCTGACTTACTTGCCAGTTCTTCCATAGCTTTTTCCAGCCATTCTGGAACCCTCATAGTTTTTACTTTCATGCTAACTCCTGATGTATGTGGTATGCATACATAGTATTTTGATAGGCATTGCTAGTCAATAGGTAACTACGTACTATCATGTGAAAATTGTGAGGTGCTTATGTCAGAAAGAAAATACCGCCATCCTCAAGTGAACCTTAGGATGCCTGAAGAGTTAAAAGAAAAAATTGCTGAATTGGCTGCTAGCAATGGAAGATCAGCTAATGCGGAAATGGTAGCTGCCATTGAGGCATGGGTTGATTCAAGGGGTGTTCCTCAACCACGAATTTTGGATGAACTTCAGTCCAGAATTGAGGCGCTTGAGGCAAAGGTAATTGTTCATCTTGATCGGGATGTAAAAAAGCCCACCTAAGTGGGCCTCCTCTAACCTGCAACCTTCTTACACGGAAACGAACCAATCACCTTTGGTGCATCCATACTGTTTTGCAGCAACTGGACGTTGAGGAAGCGCTTTTCTGTTCCTGGGTAGCGAATGTACTCAAAGCCGTAATTGTTACCGTCTTTGGCTGGCATTAACCCTAAACTGGCCTTCATCCCATTACCATCACCAAGAGTTTTTATTTTTTGGGATGTCACTGTCTCACCGTTTATTTTGAACAATGAGTCAGGGATTAACTCCAATTTGTATCCTGAGCATTGCAACGTTATGGCGCCATTATTGGCAGCTACCGACAACCCAGGCATGAGACAACATGCGATAAAAATCCACTTCTTCATTATCACCCTTCCCGTTGTAAAGACGAAGTTGAACGCAAATCCGCCGCGCCACGCGCTTCACACATCATGTCCATGTACCACGCCTGACCTCTTGTATCACCAGTGTACATAATGCCGCGCACGATATAAACGCCATCGGTCGCAATACTGGCTGGCTGTGCCGTGGTGCCATTCAGTGAGATATTCCCGTCAACATTTTGGTCGGTGATACGACCGCCTGACAGCGCAATGTCGTCGCTGCCAAGCTGCGTGCGATACACCGACTTCTGGTCAAGCTGAATCAGCCCGTTCACCCGGATGTTCGGGTTAATCAGGCAGCGAACGTTAACGCCGTTACCAATAGTTTGTTGCGGCATTCCCACAAGGCCGGTGTTGCTGTTAAGCACAATGGCTTCGTGAACCACTTCATTATCCGTGACCATCTCTCGCTTACCATCGACAAACATCCAGGTGGCCTTGCACTGGCTGGCAACGTTATCCATAAAGGTTCTGGTCAGGCCGTGGAGCACGCGCCCGCGCGGGAACACAGTTGGTGGCATAGCAGGAGTTCTGCCTTCCGTTGCGCCGGTTGCTGCGAAGTCTTTCATCAGCGCGTTATTAACATCGGCAACCGTATAACCGGCCGCAATTGTTTGGCTGGTTACGCTGGTAATAAATGCCGCATCGGTATCCCCGGCCTGTATGAGCACAAACGAATCGACAGGGTTATCCTTCCCGGTCATGGAGTAGCGGATATCGCCAGTGAAAATGGTGCCAAAGTTTTGCCCGTCAGTCTGGCCAGCATCACTCTGGTTGATATTCCTCACCACTCCCACCTGGCTGGCGTCAACTGTTGGCGCAATGCCATCGTATCCGGCAATTAAGCGAACCGTGCTGAACTCACTTCCCAGGATCATGTTTGAGGTAGTGGCAGACAGATTGTAGATTTTGATGGTACCAACGCGGGTAGTGGTGCTGATGTTGAACCACTCAATGTTAAACGTGACCTTAAAGTCTGACAGAGAAATGCCCTGCCCGTTCTGGTCAAGAAGCTGCAACTCAAAATGACGCATCCAGTTAGTGGACATGCTTACTCCTGCACAAAAATAAGGTGGCTGTAGGTTCCGAGGTTGGAGCTGGTTGGGTACTCCGGCGCGCCGTTATCGCAGAGAGTTACCAGAGCACCATCGAATCCAAGCTCCGGGAATTGCTCTAATAAATTCACGCCCGGCACAAGGGGAACACCGGTGAGTATTGCAACGCCAGTCTTATCCTGAATATCAATGATCC